AAAGGTTATTGACATCGCTATTTGCGACGTGGTATACACATTGCGTGCAGTGCACTTGCACTGCCGGATGGTAGCCTCTGCTTTCTTGCTACGGTTACCGCCTGATGCACATAACCGAACAGGGAGCACACGGTCTCCCTCGAGCGCGGGCGGCGTGGGGCCGGTCGGGCTCTCCGTACCGATTGTTGGCTAGCCGGTGCAATATCCGCAGTAGCCATTGGCGTAGAGGGAGAGGTGACAACGAACATCCCTCGTGGCAGCGTCTTTTATCACTGCCTAGTCAGGTCGTTGACATCTGCGACTTAAAAAAAAATGACCGTTGCAAAGCTATACGCTCGTCCCAAGTTTGGAGCGACATTTAAACTTTCAGCAATCCCCAGCAGGGGGTTGCTGCGCTGCCGCTGAACCCAGTTTGGGAGTTCCGGTGGTACGAGGTCTCTGGAAGCCCCGGCGATAGAGTGCTCAGCAAATACGCTAGCGCGACCTGCGACGATGCTTGGGCAACGTTGAAAGTAGCGCGAAAACACTCAACGATCAAGGCGACCCTAACAGGAGACTGATCGATGGAAGCCGGTGTTAATCCAGAAGTTTTGCGCCTCGACGAATTAGTACGCAGTGGAAACGTGGATCCGCTGGTGTTCGCGCTGGTTAATCAGCAGCTTGGGAGATGGGCTAGCGATCACAGTCGCGAGTCCGAACTGCTGCGAGGCTGGAATCATATTGGCATTATGCCGATCTGCAAAATGGCGGCGTCGGCGTCGTTTTCAATTCGCATCGCGGATCCTTATGACAACACATCAGATGAAAACGACCGAGGAAAGCCGCTTTTGCAAAAGCATCCTCTTACAAAGCTGGTGCGGAAGGCCAATCCTTGGATGATGAGCAATATCTACCGATGGGAAATAGCTCAACAGATGCACCTTCACGGATCGGCACTGGTATGGAGAGTACGCGACAAGCAAAACTACACCCGCTACCGGATTCCAATTCCTATGGCTCTGACTGCGCCATTTCCGGCTGGGCGGTATATCGACTGTCTCGCTGGAGGGATCGAGGTAAAACCGATCGAGTCGATCGACCTTGGAAGATTCAGCCTCGAGGCCAGCTATTCAGGTTTGCGATTTGCATCCGGCAGGCGGATCGGCATCGACGACCTGATTATCTACCGTTACCCGCATGCGTACGACCTTTCGGATGGTCACAGCCCTACGAGTGCCGGCGGTCCATGGATCGAGCTGATGGAGAGCATCGACGAGCAGCGCCAGAAAGACGCGAAGCGGGGATCGAGTCCCAAAGTTTTAATCACCCCGCCAAGCGACGTCTCGGCGTCATCCGACGACTTAGATTCATTCCAAAAACGAATGGACACGCGGTTGGCAAACAACAAAGGAACCGTTGTTGCGATCCCTCACGGATCCGCAACCGTCGCTTCATTCACGCCAGAAGAAATGGCTTACTCGGCTGCGTTTGACCAAATTGGGCCAGCGATTCTAGCTCTCCACGGAACCAGCAAAGCGGCCGCTGGCCTCCAGGACCAAATGACATACGGCTCGCTCTCCGCTTCATTCGAAGCGACTGCCGTTATGGCTGTGCAGCCATTACTTGACATCTTGTCGGACGAAGACACCTCGACCATAGCTGCCGAGTACGACGAGAACATAACGATCGCGTACAAAGCTCCAGCCATTAAGAATCCGGAGCACGACGAGTTAAAGCTCGTAAACGACTTGGCTAGCGGCACGCTGACAGTTGGTGAGTACCGCGAGGCTCGTGGAAAGAATCGATTTGGCGACGCGCGTGACGATTTGATCGCTGGCTCGATCGCGGCGAAGGAATGGGTGCCACCAGCCAAGTCACAGCAGAAGTCGTTCGCCATAGGCGCTGATTTCGTTGGCCCTGCGGCACAACCGGCTGCTACCCAGACTAAAGCCAAGATCGCTGGCGGCAGAAAACGACCCTATGTCATCGCGGTAGACCTCGACGGAACGCTCGCGTCTTACGATGGCGACTACGATGCGAAGTCTATCGGAATGCCGAGAGATGGCGCCGTGGAGTCGATGCGAATGCTGTCAGAAGCTGGCGCGAAGATTGCTATCTTCACTGTGCGGGACGATGAAGAACTGATTCGAGAGTGGCTCGATACTCATGGGATCCCCTTTGACTTCATCAACGAGAATCCGCTAGCACCAGCGACAACCGGAAAGATCATGGCGGATCTTTACTGGGATGATCGCGCGGTGTCGGCTGAGGGTCCAATTGTAGATAGCCTAGTCGAACTTTGCCGACGCATTAACGATAAGGACGTGCGTGAATCCTTGAGAGCGAAGCTGGCCGATCCGCAGCGACCAATTGAAAATGGGTACCTGTATATTCCTATCGAAGGAAAGGTGGCAGCCGCTTTCAAATCGCTGGCGAGATCTCGAACCGGGACATTACTGGTGAAGGCAGAGACTCACCCGCACATTACGCTATTACCGCTCATCTTCGGAGTGACAGCCGAAGAGGCGGTGCGAATGCTGAGGCCAGCCGCCCGGTTCCACATTCGATTCTCCGAGTTGAATTACTTTCCCGCGAACGAGGATCGCCCTACGGACTGCCTTTACCATGCGGTCGAGTCGAGTGAGCTCGACGAATTGCACAACCTCGTTTCCGACAACATGCCGCATGTCGCGACCTACGGTCAGTGGACGCCGCACGCGACGATCGCGTTTGTCGCCCCTGGATCCGCCGGAGGAATGCTCGGCCGCGCCGAGATGACGGGCACTGCGTACCCGGTAGATAAGTTGATCTATGAGGCTCCTGGCGGCGCTAAGGTTGTAATACCACTGCGGAAACTTGGTTAAATTCGCATTGAATCGTTTTTATTTAACCTAATGGCATTGCAAAATCGGGCCTTTGTGATATAATTAGAATGTAATCAAAGAGTGAGTTAATTATCATAGCAAGGAGAAAAGCGGTGCTAGTACTTTCACGGAAAGAGGGCGAAGCGATACGAATCGCGGACGACATTATCATCACAGTAATTCGCAACAGTGGTAATCGTGTAACTCTTGGAATAGAGGCGCCAGGAAATGTCGGAATAGTGCGAGGTGAACTTTCGCCTCGCGACGAAAATGGAATTATGGAGAATGACTCGCGGAGTCATCTCGAAGATCCGAATGTTGAAGCAAGTGGGGAAACCAATGAAGATCGTTGAACTTCTGACGTCTAACGTCAAGCGACTGAAAGCCGTAGAAATTCGACCGACACGCAACGTAGTCGTTGTCGGTGGCAAGAACGGCCAAGGTAAAAGCAGTTGCCTTGATTCGGTGTTGTTCTGCCTTGCAGGCGGAAAGAGCATTCCCGATGGCGTGGTGCGCGAAGGCCAGGAAAAGGCCGAGATTGTCCTTCGCACTGACGAAGGTTTGTTGATTAAGAGGATAATCACGGCGGACGGTAAAGCGACGCTGGAAATCAAGCAAATCTCAGCGACTGGTATCGAGAGTAAGGTATCAAGCCCGCAAGCAATGCTGGATAAGTTGGTTGGGCGAATATCATTCGACCCACTCGCGTTTACGCGAATGAAGCCTGCTGACCAGATCGATACGTTGCGGGCGGCGGTGGGAGTGGACACGGCAAGGGTCGATCGAGAAATATCTAACTACTTCGACTCGCGGGCCGACGTCTCTCGTCAGTTGCGTGACGCAGAGGGAACACTGCGAGGACTGCCTCGGTACTCTGACGCACCAGAGACCGAAAGGTCGGCGACCGAGTTGATCGACGAACTGACGAAGATATCGCAAAAGAACCAAGCGAACGAAGAAGTTCGAAAGGAAGCTAAGCGAGCAAAACAGGCTGCTGAAGAGGCGGAAACCTGTTTTCAGCGCGAGCGGTTCAAATACGACGCCCTCATTGACGAGGGAAAGGCCGAGGTCCAAAGAATCGATGATCTGCTTGCGGAAACAAAGTCGCGCTACCGGGCTAAAGCGATATCGCAAAAAGATCAAACCAAGCTAGCAGAAGCAACAGCAGCGGACACGAAACGTATCGCGGCCGGACTCGAAGCGAGGGGAGAAGTCGATGAGCTCGACGATTCCGAGGTCCGAGATGCGATCAAGAAGGTCGACTCTGTCAACGAAAAGGTCCGAGCGAACGCCGCGTTTAAGAAGCAGGAGGAAAAAACAGACCTCTTAGCAAGCAAGGTGGAGGAGTTGACCGGACTTCTCGAAGCAAAAAGACGGGAGAAGTCGCACGTCATGGAAACGGCCAAGTGGCCGGTTGAAGGACTCTCGTTTACCGAGAGCGGAGTCGTGTTCAAGGATCGTCCATTCACGCTGCTGTCCTCGGCTGAGCAACTAAGGATCAGCGCGGCTGTTGGGCTAGCCCAAAACCCAGGATTGCCGGTCATGCTGATTCGTGACGGCAGCCTACTCGACGAAGACTCGCTGGCTAGTATTGAGGAAATCGCCAATCAGTATGGCGGGCAAATATGGATTGAACGCGTCAGCACAGGCGAAGAGTGTACTGTCATCATCGAAGACGGCGGAGTGCGAGCCGCAAAAGAGGCGGAACTTGTTAGTAGCTGAAACAAAGCTCGAACTACGCGTCGGCGAACTCCTTGACCTATTCGGAGGTCAGGGGGTCATCGAAATAGACGTTCGCCGTTCAGCGTTCTGCGCGGTCCGAGATAAATATAGTGTCATTTCCTTCGATCCGGCAATTAAGCAGAACTTCCGCTACGGAAAACCGATTGGAATCAGAGTTAGAGCGGTGCAGCAAGCTGCGGAAATACTGGCACGTAGCGGCAAGCAAGGCTGTGTTCAATTGGTGTGTCAGCACGGCGTCGTATCGATGGAGGTGTGCATTGAGGGTGAGAGTCCGATCACTCTGGCGTGCCATGTCCTATGACCTAGATGATAAAAAAGGAAGCGGAAGGTGATCTACATAGTGAGTAATCACAACGACACGCTCTCGGCAACGCACGACAAATACGCAGCGGAGGCGGAAGTGAACCGACTGCAAGCTGAGTCGCCTGCACAGAATCATCACTATTGCTACCGGGAAATCCCGGAATTAAAAGAAGTTTCGTATGTGATTGTTCACCGCGCAGACGATTCCGAAGCCGACAGCGACGGTAAGATCTATGCTGCCAACGAACTGCGTGCGATGCATGACGGCTCGAGCTACTTTTGGTTCGATGACCTGCAATGCCTGATGCGTAGAGACGAATGACAAAGCCATGGAAAGCGTACGACGCCGTGCAGGAGCGATCGAAAACAACTATTGGGATCGAGGATTTTTGATGAGGATGAGAAACGACCAACCATGCTTGTTCGGCCTGAAGGACGCGGGCATGTCGGCGAGTTTTTCGCCGTGCCGCAATTACAGATATGAGCTGTGGCGGCGATGGGGCGCCGAGCCAGCTTCCGACTATGTAGCGTTTATTGGATTGAACCCTTCGACGGCCGACGAAGCGAACGACGACCGGACTGTCAGCCGCTGCATTAACTTCGCCAAGGCCTGGGGCTTTCAAGCAATGGTCATGCTTAACCTGTACGCTTATCGTGCGACGGATCCGGAAGAAATGAAAGTGCAGAGCGACCCTATGGGGCCGCTGAACCTCGATACCGTCGTGAGGGTAAGCCGCCAAGCCAAACTTCGAATTGCCGCATGGGGCACCAACGCCAAAGAGCTGCACGCGGAATCGCTATGTGACGCTATCGGTTTGCCTATCCATTGTCTGCGGAAGACGAAGCGCGGATTTCCAGGGCACCCGCTTTACATTCCCGCGTCTACCACACCGATTCGATTTTATTAGGGGGCGTTGAATTTGTCGCACCACCGTATCTCCGGTAAGGGTCTAGCCGTGCAGTGTGGGTTCTTGGCGGCGAGCAACGCAGCCACGGCGATGATTGCCTCGAGCAATGTGCTGTCGGTCGAGGCTGGATTGGCTGGGTGTCTGATGCTCAGTGTATTCGGGTTCGTGCTGTTGGCTATTCGGAAAGAACGGCAGGCAGACATCTGGAAGGAAGGTGTACTAAGAAAAGCTGAGGAGCGAATCGAGCAGCAGAAAACTGCTCTCGCCAAAGCCAACGAGACGCCAGCTCGAGACTTTTTCTCGCGGTTCTTTCCTCGCAACAACTGACTCAACGTGTCCGTAAGTTGCGTCTTCGCCTAAGCCCACCATGCTGTCTTCGTTGACGACGAGCCAGATACTCGGAGGCTATGGTGGAAAATGGGACCCGCAGAAACAGCAGCAAGGGAACTCGTAAATCGAGCAAAAAACGTAGTATCGGCGGAGCATCTATTCGCTGTAGCCGAGGCGCACCTACTAGCGGAACTCGATCCGCATCTGGCGCCGCTGGAAATAGTCAGCGAAGACGCGGCGATCCATATCGACGCGCAAGGTATACAGAAAGTCGTCCTGGCAGATGGGACCAAGGTGAGTCGGCGAAATGGCTGAGTCGCCAAAAGAGGAAAGATCGCAGGACGAAGAAGAATTGGCCGCCCTGTTGCTGCTTGTATGGGCCACTTTTTCAGCCGGTACGTGGACAACCTCCACCTTCACAGCAAGAGACTTCAGAGCCTTGCTCGCAAATAACGGTGCGGAAAGGCTTATCGATCGCATTGTGGCTGCTGCTCGCACTCGGTTTGAAACTGAGACCGGAGTAGTTCCGCAGCAAGCAAGTTCAGTACAGCAGACTGCGATTCGAGAGCGGTACCTCGATCGACTAGCTGGGCGGCTTGCAGAAAAGCAGGCCAACCTGCCGCCAATTGTTAACAAGACGGCGTTACCAGACTCACCCGTAGTTCCGGGCTTGCCGATCGCGGATCACGAGTCGACAACCGAGGCCGTCACCAGCGTCACGGAGATTGTCTCGCTCGCCGAGCTTGAGATGGCCAATCGAGCCTTGCAGCCGGTCGAAGCGTTTTGGATTACCGAGCCAGTCGCATGCCCGATCTGCTATCCGTTGCACGGGACAAGTCGATCGACATGGTCGATAAAGTTTGCCGATGGTCCACCAGCTCATCCTAACTGCCGCTGCCACCTGGAATGGCTCATTGTCTCCATGCCGTAGTGGACCGCTGTTGAGAGTGGACCGTGAAGGCGTGAATCTTAACGTCAGGGGACAACTAGATTGAGCAGGAGTAGCACAGTGACAGGTCAGCCAAGCTATCGACCGAAAGGCGAGCAAACAAGGAAGAGAGTCGAGGAACTAATTCGGCTCGGCACATCTACCGCGCAGATCCTGGCCCGGCTCACGGTCAGTAAGTCGTACGTGACGCGAGTACGGCAGGAAATGCAGGGCAAAACTGGCAGCGAGAGTTGATCCTGGATCAGCCGTTGAATCTTGTAAAGTGAACTGGAGATATGCGTGATTACTAAGACATTGATTCGAACCGAAGAGTTCCTTGAGCGGCGTGAGTTGGGCCCGCTGTCGCTGCGACGAGGCGCCTCTCGGAAAAGCCTCCTGGATCTCACTCTCGTTCGCCCAACCACCGACATTGCGAAGATGTCAGCGGCGGCAATGATCTGTGATTCTACGATTGACAGAGCGAAAGAGTCGATCATTCCCAGCGGAGTCACCACAAAGAATTATCAGGAAAACCCGGTAGTGTTGTTTGAGCATGGGATGAGCGGAATTGTCTTGCCCATTGCAACAAGTGCCGATCGAGACACCCGAGAGTGTTCGCTGTCGCTAGTTTCTACCGGCGACATCGGAACCGAATACCTCGAGGCTACGAGTTGGTTTGTCGACTTGGTGCCAGAGGCCTACCAGATCTTTGGGCTGATCGCTGAGGATGTCATTCGAGCGACGTCGATTCAGGTAGTTCCGGGGCACAACGCGGTCATGAAGTATCGCTTTGAGGATGGCCGCGAAGTCGACGTCACCGAGCACGGTGACATGGTCGAGTGGTCGTGGGCGACGATCGGAGTTAATCCTAATGCGCTCAGGAAGTCTTGGTTCGCCAGCGAGGACTCACGTGACCAATGGTTGATCGCGGTCCACGGCCAGATCGAATCAGCAGAGAGATTGCTGCGAACTGGCACGGTTGGTAACTCCCGTCTGTCGCTAGTGCTTCGTAAATCGTTGTTGTCGCTGGTTCCAAAACGTGAGCCCCGAACTGTTGGGCTCGACCCTAAGGCAGGAAAGAACATGAAACGTAAAATCGGTTTGTCGCAACTGGCGAAGCTGAGCACGGCACAGCTCAAAGCCATTAACGCTAACGGCGAAGAGTATGACGAAGAGACGATTGGGTTTGCTGAGCAATTGCTAGCACCACCTTCAGAAGAGGACCGGCTGTTGGTCGACGAGGCGTTAATGAAGGCAGAAGTTGCGGAGCCCGAGGAAGAAGCCAAGGCCGTCCTTGAAGAAATCCCGCTCGGCGCAAGGGTCATTCGCGACTTCCATGAAATGCTGCAGGCCGTAATTGACGGTGCGTTGTCGTCGGTGAAGCCAGTCGAGAACGAAATCGTTCGCGGTGCCATCGAGGCCGAGATCGCGGCGATCATGGAATGCCAAGCAACACTGGCCGGCGCGTATGCGGAAGCGTATCCAGAACTGCCCACGATGCCGGTTGCTCCGGCGACGGAATCCGAAGAGTCGGAAGTCGTTTCACAGCTTAAGGCCATGATCGGCGGCGATCGACGACGTGGGTTTCAGTTCGCTGGCCTGCGATCGCGCATTTCTCAAATCGCTGGCGGAAAAAACCTCAGTGATGCGCAGAAAAAGAGTCTGTCGGCCACGGTCGATGACATGGATCGTTTGTTCGACGCAGCGCGTACTTTCCGGCAACCGGCGAATGAGTTGAAGGCGGTACAGGATCAAGTGACAGTTCTTGAGGGCAAGCTGAGCAAGCTGCTTGCAAACTACGAGCCTAAGTAGAACTCGGGTCGGGTTGTTCTTGGTGTACATCTCCCACGGATGCCGTGGGCTTCCACGGTAATCACATTTTAAGGCAGAAGGCAATGAGCACGAACTTATCCGAGCGCATCGGAGACTTGGACAAGAAGATCGAACGGCTTGGGAACATGCTGGCAGACCAGAATGTGGAGATGGCGGGTGTGCATCGCAACGAGCGATACTCTGCGATTTCCTTCTTTGAGAACGGCGAAGGTGGAAGCCACGGCATCTCCGGCGCTCAGGTGAAGTCTTTGACTGAAGGCCATCGCTTGCCGATGTCTTTCGGACGAAACTGGGCTCCTCCTAAAGGATACAAGTCATCGTTCAAGTCGTTCACCGACTATCTTCGCCTCGGTATGCGGGACGAAAATGCCTTTCAGGCAAAATACATCGCGTCAACGAGTTCGCTAGCGAAAGCTTATGGGCTCAACACCTATGAAGGTGAGGCTGGCGGGATGCTTATCCTGCCAGAGTTGGCTCCATCGATTCTTGAGCGGGCGATGGATAACGACCTGTGGCAGCGCACCGACGCTTACACAGTCGGCGGCAACACGATGACGTTCCCGCGTACGGCGGAAAACAGTCGCGCGCACGGAACGCGTCACGGTGGAGCTCGTGCCTACTGGGAAGGTGAGGAGCACCTGATTCAGGCAGGCAAGATGAAGCTTGACGAGACCTCGCTCAAGCTTTCGAAGTTGGCTGTGGCAGTGTTCGTAACTGAAGAACTGCTGAGCGACGATTCGTTTGTCTTGCAGCAATGGGTAAGCCGCACGGTTCGCCGCGAGTTCGCTTTCATGAAGGGATTGGCGGTAACTGCAGGCACTGGAGTCAAGCAACCGCTAGGCTACCAGCAAGCCCCTGGGACCGTCATTGTGTCGAAGGTTAGCGGACAAGCCGCCGCGACAATTGTCGGCAAAAATATCCTCGATATGTGGGCTCGCCGCGATTCCAGTATCCCGGTAACCGACTTCGTTTGGACGTGCAACCAGGACTGTGAGCCTCAGCTTAATGGATTGACCCTGGCAGGAACTGCCGGAAACCAGTTGGTCTACACTCCGCCTGGTGGATTGAGTTCGACTCCGTATGCAACACTGATGGGGCGTCCAGTTATTCCGACGGAGTTCAATGAAACCCTTGGTACCAAGGGAGATATCGGACTGTGCGCGTTCCCGCAGATGCTATCAATCAGTAAAGGTGGACTCAACGAGCAGACATCGACGCACGTGGAATTCTTACGTGACTTGATTTGCTACAAGTTTACTGAGCGACTCGATGCTCGTCCGCTAAGCAGCGCTCCGTTGACCCCGTTCAAGGGCACCGCAACTCAGGCGCCATTCGTTGTGCTCGAGACGCGAGCTTAATTCGACATTGTTGACCGCGCCATAGGGGGTACGACTTAGGTTATCCCCACAACTTTAGTTGTGCCCCCTATGGTTATTTCGCGATTTCCCGATTCATTACCCAAACTCGCTCATAAGGGTGCGTGATGCACAACCGAAATTCGATTCTGAACTTTGCCAAGGTCGTTGGTGCTGTGGTACCAGTGAATCTTGCGACCGCCGCAGTCAATGGCCCTTATGCTTCGATGCGTAATTGCGAAGTGCTGCATGTTATCATCATCAAGGGAGCTGGGACCGCTGGTGAAGATCCGGTCATCACGTTGACTCAGGCTACTACTGCAGCCGGCGGAAGCGCGAAAACGCTCAATATTACCGCTGTGCAGCACCAGATTGCTGCAAACGTGACCCTTGCCACTGCGTTTGTTGCGGGCGTCAACGTGAGCAGTGTGGAAATCAGCCGCGAGACTTCGGTTGCGTCCTACGCTACGGACTTAATCGACGCTGCTGAAAACCAAGCGATGTTTGTACTCACGATTCATAAAGATGATCTCGACGACGACTTCGCGTTTGTACGTTGCAACATCGCTGACGTTGGGGCTAGTTCCCAGTTGGCTGCGATGATCTACATCGCCGGAGGACTCAAGCACGCAGGACGTAATACTCCAGCATTTAACGCTTAGGCTACGGCCAGCGCGCTCAACTTGCATTTATGAGCTTAGGCGGCAATCTCTATGGATTGCCGCCTTTTTTGTAACCCAACAGAAAGTAGTGATTCCAATGTCTCAGAAATTGAAGCTTCAGGCCATTGTCGTAGAGCTATTGCTCTCCCCTGGCGTCAGCGATGCCGTTGCCAGCGGGCGAGTCACCAATGACTGGATTGTCTCGCGATTGATCGAGACAGCGAACGCGGTCGTAGAGACTGCGACAGTAGTCGATAATGAGTTTTTGGTGGCGTTGCTGAAGGGGTACTGCGGAGCCATCGTAGCCCCTGGATCCGCAGTTGATCTGCAGTACCTGATTGCGTCGCTTCAGGAGACATCCCAACTGTTGGTAGCCGCTCTGCTTGAGCAAGTCGATCCACAATCGACTGTGGCTATCGCTGAGCAGGTTGATCCGCTAGGCGTCCCTATTGCCACTGTGACCAACGACCTGGCGTCGGGGCCGATGGTACCCGTAGGAAAGCCGAGCGAGTCAAATGAGCTGCCGCCAGTCGAAAAGTCAAAGGCAAACACTGTTCGGTCAATGACGATCAACCAGCTCCCGATCGATGGACGTGCGCGGAATGCGTACGTCAAAGAAGGACTTGCATCAATCGGTGACATCCTCGATTACGCAAAGGCGAAGCCTCTGGACGCTATTCGAAATATCGGGGAAGAGTTTGCTGCCGACACAATTGCCGCTATAGAGAAGATTGCCTCCGAGCACGGTATCTCTCCCAAGGATCTGTAATAGCCATGTCGATCGCGACCATCGCAGAACTGCAATCACGCCTGAGCGACAGTGAGTTGGTTCTCACTGAAGCGTCAGCAGGGCTGCTGCTTGCAGCCGCGACCGGTGCGATCGAAAGCTATTGCAATAGTTACTTTGGACGGAGGCCAAGCCGAGTGTCTCCCGGCGGATCGTCGACGGTTTTCACCGTTCCTGGTCATGGTCTTGTGACCGGGGATTACGTCATGCTGAGCGGTATGGACGACTCAACGATTGATGGGCTCCACCAAGTGACGGTGCTGACCAACGAGGTTGGCGCGTTCAGTATTGCTGATTTGTCCACATCGGCAGAGGCGACAGGCTTGATTCGCAAGCGACGGACAAAGGTGTGCGATACACGAGGTGGCGACACGATATATCTCAATCCATGCCCGGTGAGTGAAGTGACTCGAGTTCGACTTGCGGATTCGCCAAATGTGTTTTCTTCCTCAGGCGAGATGGACTCGGCAGACTACATGTTGGAACTGAATTCCGATGGAGTATGTATCACTGGCGGGCTGGTGCGACTGGACGCGCCATGGCCCTACTCCGTCACGCCGAGAAGGTTTACTCGCACTCTCGAACTGGCGAGAGGCGCTGTCGAGGTGCAGTACGTCAGCGGTGCACTTGTGGTGCCAGGAGATATTGTCGATGCGGCGATTCAACTGGCAGCAGCGATTGCAGTCCGTGGCGGTGATGTCCCCGTCGCCAGTGAAAGCCTCGAGTACTACTCGTTCTCGATGTTGACAGGAGAGGCTCTTAAATCTCTGCCAGACTCCGCATTGGCGGCGATGAGCCGCCATAAGAGGCATGCAATATGACCAGTCGTATAGAACGCCGGGCTAAAGCGATGCGTCGCAAGATGCCGGGAACCAAAACTATTGTTCTTACTCCGGTTGGCAAGAGCTCAGTTGCGGGAACGGCGGTTTCGGTGAAGTATGCCGAAAAGCGGCCGATGACCAAGGACTACCAGAAGGCATTGGAGATCGAGATCGATGTCGAGAGCTGTGTTTGGGCCTTGTGGACAGATGAGCTCCACGGCCTGACGCCGCTACGGAGTTGGCTTATCACGGATCCCAGCGGGGTCTCGTGGCAGATTAAGAAAGTTGATGCAACGCTGCTCGAGAACCGGTTGCTGCTGCCCTGTATTCGACTTATCGGGCGACAATGAAACCCCAGGAATTCATAGATTCATTGCGAGGCATGGAGCGAGCGCAGGCAGAAGACATGCTTGAGGATGAGATTGCGGAGATAGGCGCACTGTTCCGTGCTGAGCAAGCGGCGAACTTTGCCAAGGCCGAAAGTGAGTCCGGGATTCCCTGGCCTCCTCGGGTCGGCAACCCTCCGCATCCACCCTTGATTAAGTCGGGCAGGATGTACCGAGCGGCAACGACGTTGGGCGCGATAGGCAACGTGCACGAGCAGCGTGGGAGAGTGTTGATTTTAGGTATTCGTGGAAGCGGAGTTCCTTACGCGAATGACCATCAGAAAGGGCGGCCAGGCAAGCGGCTGCCGAGGCGGCAATTCATTTATTTCCGCGAGGACCGTAGGCGAAGTATCCCAGGGATTCTTGGGCGAGGTCTTCGGCGAATCATTAAAAAAACAATCGGGTAAGCAATGGCAGCCATCCAATCGATCGTGGACAGAAGCGACGGAACTGGGGCAGACGTTCATTTAGTATCGGGATTTGATGCAGACGACATTGTCCTGCATGTTGCCAGATACACCGGTCCGTGGAACTCACTAGCCTTTGCGGTCCTCGGCACAAAGGTGAGCGAGTCGCAGATAGCGCTGCCGATCACCGACCTCGGCGCGTACGTCGTTGCCGTCATGCACGAAGGAGAGCCCGACGAAGTGAGGGGGTTCCGCATTACCGATGAAGTGCTTGCGCTGCATCTCGGCTGTATGCAAGAACTGCGGACGCATGTGCTGGCTCTAGCGTTGCCGGGAGTGCACGAGGATCCGAATCGACATGTTATTCATTATCAGCCGCGTTACTCGCTGCGTGACCTAGGCGGCGACTTGAACGACTACGAAGGAGTTCACTACTGGCCGCTCTCTGAAAGGAGAGCGGCTGCTGATAACGTGCGAGACGAAGTAGTTTATCCGGTTCAGGTCGCAATCGTGAGAGGTACAGGTGGCGAGGTAGCGGTTCAGCAGGATTGGTTCCTTTCCAGGCAGATACTGAGCAGTTCGTTTCTTGGTTGTCCGCTTCCATCGCTTGCTGACATTTTTGACGTTCGGGTCGTTCCGGCAGCGATTCATGATTCGAGCGCCGCCAGCTTGAATGTGGACCTCCAGTCGCTGATTTTTGATTGCTACACGCATCAGGCTCGCGTAATCACATAAAGGTACGGACATGACTTGCACGACAAACAGAAGCCATCGCCACAAAATCGGCATTAAGAATGGTGCGTCATTCCCTGTGGATAAGCGGTTTGCGCCTGTTTCCGTTGACCATATTTGGACGCCCACCCTTGCTAAGGACGAGGGGCAGCGAAGCGACGGCTTCGAGGCGAGCGAGGGCGTAGTTTCCAATAACGGAAAAGGATCTGGGGCCATCGTCATCGAACCTCGTCCCGATGACTTTACAGCAATCCTACCGCTGCTCTTAATGGGAACATTTGCTGGGGCCGTAATCGAACCAGCGGGCGTCTGCACCTTTTTCCAGTTTGAGCATGACCTGTGGATCCAGCGACACCGATTCGGTGACTGCATTACCTCGACTTGGAGCCTCGATAGTTCCAGTCGGGCGCCAGTGCTAAAGCTAAGCTGGGCGTTTGAGTCGAAGACGTTCACACAGACAGCTACTGCTTTCCCATCGCCACTGTATTTGTCGGTCCTGCAGCCGCTGGTCCATACGCAGGCGGTGGTGACGATCGACGGCGATACATTCTTGGTCGACGACGTCTCAATCGCCGGAAACAACAACCTGGATGCTGAACTGTTTTATAACAGTCCAACCAGAACCGATATTCCCTTGGGGATGCAGACATTCACTTTTGCCCACTCTTCGCCCTTCGATGGAGCGAATGACATCGCCCTGCTCAACCTCGCGGGAGCGGCCGTGTCGGCCAGCATTGTTTATACCAGCGGCCCGTACTCGCTGACTGTGGATTTCCCAGCGTTACAGTCGCCAGTCAAGTCGCCCAATATGCCGGGCGGCGGGAGTCAAACAGTACGGCATAACGGTATTCAGTGGGACGCAAGAAGTCTTACTGTGGCCAACGTAGTTTCGAAACCCATCAAGTTCACATTGGATGCAGCAGCATAATGCTCACAGAATTTCAATCCGAAAAGGGCGTAAGCGATGCTGCTCGCGCCGATGCAATTGCTTACCTCCTCGCGCTAATTAAGCGATTGCGAGTTGATCGACCGGAGTTCGTATTGTCCGTGGACAAGTCGTCTGAACCGGTATCGATACTTCTTGTGCTGGGCGTTCAGCACAGCAAAGCGGAAGACTTGGAATCAATGAAAGCAACCAGCGTAGCTGCCGACGAAGCTGAGGTCGCTAAGGAATCCGCCGACGTTAAATTGCCAGAGACAAAAGCGGCGCCCAAGACCGCCAAAAAGTAGCGGCCTGCTGTTGACTCTTGTCTTACCACAGGCCGCGTGTAAAACGCGGCCTGTTTTGTTTCGCCGCTTTCACCTGTGGGATCAATATGAATTCCGATTTACTGTGCTTTATTCCTGACGACGATGGCTATAGCGAAGAAGTCTACTTTGCTGCAGTCGCGAGAATCCATCCAGAGGTGCGATTCACCTACCGACCTACGCGAGTGATGGAGCGAGTTGATACGCAGGAACAAATCCGCACAAAGACAGTGAAGCAGGCTGAATTTATTCAGGCTCATGCTGTCGCCTGTAAGATCCTGAAGTGGTCAATCAAGGGTCGCAACGGCGAGGTGGCGTCTATCAGTGCTGACTTCATCTTGTCTTTAAAGTCGCCTCTTTACCGGCGAATCTGTAGCGTCGTCTTCTATGGAACAGAAGCTGGCGACATTGACCCCGGCAAGCCAAGCGATGAGGAGCTACTCAAAAGCGAGCGAGATGCCGTGCTGCTGGGCCTCGAGAAGGCGGTGTTCGACCGGGGAAACTAATACAGTCGCTGTGGCTTCAGTTTCGCCATCCGCATCTTGCAATGCTGAGGTGCAGCGACTGTACAACCTACGTTTACGACATGGACACCGGAGAGCGGAAGACATACGAGGATGGCGAAGGCTCCGAGTTGCCGATCCTGAGAGCGACTCCGCCTCCCTGTGATACATGTCCAAAGAGGTCGCCGAGAGAAGAACCTTTGTTTCGGCTGACCAGAAAGAACGCGAGGTTAGTCGATCTCTATCGTCGCAGTCGTGCTACGCCGGGGTTCGATCTGCCAAAGCACCTGCAGAACGACCAAATGCTGCAGGATTGCTTTGCCGTTATCAGTGAGCTTGAGCGTGAATCGGACAGGTGGAAGACTGAGCACGGCCTGAGGTCACTGGTGATCGCGTTGGTATCAAGGAGATAGGTTATCGTGGCTGATGAACAAGACGTACTGTATCGAATCGGAGTAGAAGATCACCCTGATTCCTTTGCTGCTCTTGATCGACTGGCTGATCACGTAGAGGACGTCTCGGAAAGAATCGCCGATTACGTGGAAGACATTGGGGCCGCAGCAAGAGCTGCGGTTACCAGTGCCAATATCCCAAACGCCAGCAGTGCGGCAGCAAGTGCCCCAAACGCCGCAGGTGCTGCTGCTGCTGCAGGCGGCGGCGGTCGTGGAGGGTTTGTGCCAGGAACCTCACCGGCAGTTACCGCACCTAGGCCGAGTTCACCGGCGTCACCTCCCGGCTCAATGCCGCCACTTGGATCCGGCCCTGACACGGGAAGTACTCCCGGTGCTATGCCGACGCCTCGAAGCGTCAGGGTTGATGTAGGACCAGCACAGCAAGCGGCCCTTAACGAATTACAGGCCGCTTCCGAGAAGATGGAAGAGAGTTGGATAGGGGCAGCTCGCTCAATCAGCGGCGCGGTGCGCGGCGTGGCGATGATTGCCGCGTCCCAGAGCGAGGACATGGCCAAGGCCGTCAATACTCTGTTAGTCGTGCAAGGGACTGTGGACGCAGTGTTAGGGTCGGTCGAAGGAGTCCAAAAGGTTGGCAAGGCGGTCAAGGACTATGGGAGCTTTCGTAGACAGGCGGTGTCGGTCGCTGCGGCCGCTGCGGCAGCAATACCCTCCGCTGGGTCCGTTGCTGGCGGCGCTGGCGCAAGCGCTTCGGGAATTGGCGGCATGGCGGTCGGTGGTGGTGCTGCGACTCTGTTTGGCGCCGCATTAGCGGCGGCTGCGGGCGCGACGGTGGGATTCGTATCTGTACTGAAGACGTCTACTGCAATAGCCGAGAACGGACTTGGCGGCGGCGCAGTGGTAGGCGGCTGGGTCGATTCTATCGCTACCGCCGAGGTGAAAGTCTGGGATTGGATTGGCGACATGACCGGCGCATGGTCAGTCGTCAATAATGAAATCCTCGAAGAGGCGGAAGTGCGGCGCAAAGGGACGCAGATGGAACTGCAGCTCCAGCGAGACCGAGAGCGAATGGCTAGAGAGATGGATATTCAGAGGCGGAGCGAGGAATCGGCGATTGATGCCGGAGCCAACGCTTTCAATGACGTCTCTATGTCTCCCGGCGAGAAGCTAAAGCAGATGCAGATGCAGGACGAAAAGAATTCCAATCGTGCGTCGTCGCTGCGTGATCGGCTCGGTAGCGATCCAGAATTGGGAATGAACAACGGGCTTTTGGATATTCACGAATCGCTACAGAGTATCGAAGCGGAAAGGATGTCTTCGCAAAAGGAAATGCTGACCCTAGCCAAGCAGATAGCAGATGAGCAGATTCGCGGAGCAAATGAATCCATTAAGGCTTCTCAAGAGCAACTGGAAATCAAGCGCAAGGAGGCGCAGGCAATTGAGGAAAGTCTGTTAAGTGCCAAGGAGCGATTTGCTCAGATGAGCGAACTTGACCAGAAAAAGGCGTTCGCTGCGCAAGAGAAAGTAAACGCGTCGGGTGCCGAAAGCTTAAGTGACGCCGAGCGCGCGATACTTCGCAGAGTTGGCACTGAAGATGCAAACAAGGCCGCTCGTCGCGCTGACGTAGCAGAAGCAGACAGCAAGGGATTCAACCAACTATTCGGTGGGGCAGAGCAACGGAAGTTTGCCGGCAACCAACTTGAGCAAGTGAAAATTCAAGCAGAGATTGCTGACAAGCGTGAGTTTATTGCCCGGATCGAGCAGGATACAGACGCCATCGCGGAGAAGCTTGCGTCGGAAGTTCGTAAAATTTACGCAGAGCAGAATCAGTTGCTAGAGGAAAGGTTTTTGCAAAAACTGCGAAACGACAACCTTAGTCAGGCAGCCGCAGCCGATGCTGCAGCGGCTGCGAGGCGTACCATGGCCGACTCATAGTCTTCTACCTAGGGATTTCCACGGTTTTGAGCATCTGGCGAAGGCGGTGGACCCGGTTCTCTGAAGTAACAACGAATTCTAGAAGGCCGTCTGCATATTTCTTTTTGATCTGAGGATCGACGCCCGAGCCTTCTACGAATTTTATTTCAGATTCTGTGGCCTTGGCATTCGTTAATTCACATTGCATGGCTGTCAGATAATCGACGTAGTTTTCGGGCAATGGTGGCAGCGAGTTGACTTGTGACTGTTGCGATTCCAAAACAGTACCGGGGGCGAGCGTAACGTACATCACCGAGGCGCATGCCGCTGTGCTTAGTACTAGGCCAAAGGCGGATCCAAACCGTTTCATCGTTCTCTCCAAGGGTGTTTAAGTGATACTAAAAGCAAACAGTTTCTCGCATCGTGTCAACGAATGCGGCGTGGTGATTCGCCGCGCCGCAGAGCTCGATGGTTCTGGAGCAGCTTGGGCGTGGCGCGAAACATGGGACATCAGTGCAAGAATCCTCAATCTCTCTGGCAATCCAAAAGATATCGATTCAGTCGTGCTGGGGGTCGAGGAGACGTATAAGTCGCAGCTCAATTCCATCAGCCTAGCACACGACGATGGAACTGCATCTGCTCATACTATACTTGCTGCGAATACCATTGGTGGTATCCGCGTGACAGCCCCACCATCTTTTACGAATAACAAGAACGGCGAGGGGGTCACCTACCGAACGTATCAAGTGTCGATCGAAGCATTGATTCCCAAACGAACAGGTGAACTCCTGGTTTACGACCTGCGAGAAAAGGTCGACTATCGGCTCGGTGGAGTGCGGTACGGGTTTCTCGAACCGAACGAAGGCCTGCCGACAAAGCAGATGCTTGTGGAGTCGGCTCCCTGGTACGCCACGCAATCGGGCGTAATTACTGGGATAAATGAGTTTCTTCCTTTGCCTGATCCAATCTGGCCGGGGGATCTGCTTTCGCCTGGCACTGAGTCCAGGGAGAACCCGAGGAAGGTCGGAATAAGTCCGACCGGCTACTGGTTGTACCCTGTCACCTACCGTTTCGACTTTGGATCTGTTGCGGCTTTGATTGGAAACCCTACGGTTTGGTAATGAAGGTATGATCCTTGATCCTCTTGCCCTCCAGGGTCGATTCCGCTTTCCGGGAATCGTAGGCGTCCTTTCGGCGAGCTACGCTTATCGCCGAGGGATATCTCCATCGCTTGCGCAAGTCGAGATTGCTCCGAATCCGATGCTGCAAAAGTACGGGACAATGCAGTGGATTTATGGAACTACGGACATCACATTTCCGAACAGTGTCGTGGAAAACGTCAAGGTGACTCGGCCTGGTGGAAACACCGTATGGCTGGTGACGATCGCCGACCGTCGTGCGTATTGGCGGTACGGCTACATCTCTGGCGTGTACAACGCAAAGATCAAGGGCCAGACATTGCCATCCAGGGAGAAGACCCCGCAGGAACTTGCGACGCTGCTTCTTGAGGCGATGGGCGAAGTGGGGTTTGTTGTTGCTGACTTACCGGACGACGCTAGGCCTCCAGTGGAATGGGACATGGCCAATCCAGCCAAGGAACTGGCCGACCTGTGCGAGTCGCTCGGGTGTGTTGTCGTGCTGGGATTGGACGACCTGGTGCGGCTACAGAGGTTTGGAGAAGGCTTGCCATTGCCACCAGATTACATGAGTTTGGAGACCGAGTTTGATCCAGCGGTGACGCCGAGTCAGATCACTTTCGTGGCGGCGCCAACGAGATGGCAGGTGGATCTAAAGCTGGAACCGGTCGGAATCGAGGAAAGCGGACAGATTGTTCCAATTGACGAGCTGACCTATATGCCGATCGCAGGGTGGGCAACCGAAGACCCAGTGGACTTCCTGGGCGTTGTCAACGAAGAGAGAAGAAAGTTGGCGAAGAAGTGGATATGGAGATCATATCGCGTGGTGCTCAGCCCGCCGCTGACGCTCTACGACCCCGAGACGCCTGTCGAAGACATCGCTGATCTCCAGCGAATCCTACCGCTTGTCCCGGAACAGGTGGAAACCGAAGGAATCGATGAAGACGAAAAAAGTAAAGAAGCAATTGTCTGGGGGCGATTCTACGATGCTCACGGTGGTGGGCAAACTAATGTCGAAGAGATCCTCGACGAGCTGCCTCGCACGAAGCTGAAGCTGATTTACGAGGGAAGCATCCAAATTGATGCCGAGTTAGGAATCGTAAAGTTTAGCGAACCAATTTTCCTGCTCGATACAGACATTGTGGCCCGCGTTGGATACGAGCCTGCCGAAATCTTCCTGCGATGCTCAGTAAATGGGAGGGAGCCGGATACGCTCGCCCTGTATCGGCGAACGCTTTCTATCAATGGCGACGTATTGAGTCCATCGGAACCTGAGTACGTGGTCAGGGAAGACATTGAGAGATTGATCTACAAAGACGACGTAACGCTTCTGCAGGTCGACAACGTCACAGAAGTTGATGAGGCTGGGGAGTACTATATTCAAGAGACGATCCGGCGTTACATTCCGCAGCAGTCAGCTTCGGCGCTGTATGCCGGATTTATACCAATTCAATTGGACGGCTCGATCGCCTCGGTAACGTGGAAGATCCAACGCGACAAGCACGCGATCACCGAGGCTGCATTAAGCGTTGAGCGCGGAATGGACGCACCGTCTTACGGAGAGCGGCGAGACCAAGAAAAGCTGAAGGCTGCGTTAAAAGATAGGGACACGGCCAAGCAAAAAAAGAACCGACGTGGACGGAGATCCAAGTGATGTTTTTGCCCGAGTTTTTCCGATCGAGCGTAATGACGCTGCCGTGCATCAATCGCACGGATGAAGTCATTCCTCCTTACGCCGTCATGGCGCTCCGCCCAAACTCCGAGGGTGCGCCTCCGATAAACAAAGGCGAAGGGGATGCCGCAGTTATCGCTTCCGGTCCTATGGAGGTCAGCGTTGCAAAGCCCAACCAGGATGACTTCAACAGGGGAGTGGGGGCGACGTTCTGTTTCAATACTGACGTGCCCATCCCGAAAAGCAGTGAGATCGGACGTGGACGGTGTGTGTTGACGCTGCCGACATTTGCCAGGATTGAGTTTGAGACGTGCCGAGAGCTCGGTTGCTCGCTGTCACCGAGACCTGATAGCTGGGAACTGCATCGCGGAGCTGGGATGTTTTTGATGCGGACTTGGTGGGAGTATGAGACTTTGGACTTGGCTCTCATTGATTCAGGCCAAGCAACGCAGATTTGGATATTTCGACTCACTGAAGACTGGTCGTCGGGCGCCGCGATGGCGAAGGTTCGGCCTATCGATGAGGAGTACGATGCGGAAAATCCAGAGATGGAAGTGCACGATCCAAAGGAAATTGTTATGGATTTAGTAACTGGAAATGAAGGGTACTGTCAGGCAGTTGGCGGTCGACATATTGTTATCAACGCGCCTTGCGAAGGATAGTCAGCCATGGGAGGAACTAGGTGCTGCTGTTGTTTCTGCAACGTGATATACCGAGACTGGGACGGCGACGGCGCAACGCCCGTCGTCGATCCCGATCTTGAGATTGATAACGGGCTCTACAATGCGACCCGTCGCCGAATGGTGCTGAGCAGTGAAGGGTATATACGGAGCCTCAAAGAGCTGCCGTGCGCAGAGCATGGGTTTGTTAGCATTATAATTAAGCTCGATGAATGGGGATCGCTCGACGACCCCTACTCCCTGTACGACCTGCCGTCGATGCACGTTCGCTTGTTCTTCGAGTCCGATGCGGATGAGCAGAACATGATTTACTGCGATATTACGAGAGTTCCAAATCCAGCTTCCCCAGCTTCCCCAGGATTTGGCTCGCTGTACCTGTTTACGCTGAATCAGATGTCGAGCGGCGACCCGAAGTTGTTGCACTGGACCGCGATGTACCGCAACGAGTTGGGATTAGACGACGCTGCGGGCGAGAATACCGAATACTGGGTTACCTTAAGTCGATCGTCGTGCTTTTCTTTGTCGCACACTAGAGGCTGCTTTGACGGATACGCAGTACACGTTCGAGGCACAACGTTCGATTTGTTTGGATATTCTCCTGCTCGGCGATCACCACGCCCAGCGATCATGGGCGTTATGGACACGGAAGTGGATCCAACGTTGGCCAATGTTGGAATCGGCGCTAACCGGGCGAAAGCTCTTGCGGATCCGCCTGGCAGATTCTTTGGAGTGAGACGGATGGACGCCGCGTCCACCGAGGTCGATATTGCGCTGATCGCAGGCGGCCACCTAAAGTCATTTGCGCCGCCTCCAAGCGTACGAACGAAAAGATGCTTTTTTAGCGATGCTTCCTTCCATGCTCCAATAATCGAAGCCGAGCCCAAGTTGCCACGAGTGGTAATCAACGGCGCTTATTCGATTGCCGAACCCGACTCGCAGAAGGCGTACTTCACCGGAAGTTTTGGCACAGCGATCAATGCGGAGGACAACGGACCTCGTGTTCCTTCAGCTCCTCCGTTTAGCTGGCGTCGCCGATTTTGGTCTGGGTACATTTCGTGCTGGCTCGAGTCTTCCGTTTCCGGTCGCGAAGGTTTTGTTTCGCAGGGAGAATCGACGCCAATTTTGCACGTCACCTGCGCGCTGATTGAGATGGGCGAAGGGCTCGACGACGACGGTAACGGTACCGATGCGTTTGGGTCTGAGTATCATCTCGACTGGGACTTTGAGACGCCGTTGGCATCGCATGCACTTGCTGACGGGTTCGATATAGTGCTGGACGTCGCAGACGCGACCGTTACTGACGTATGGGTTCCGAATCCCATCTTCACCCAACTCCCACTTAAGTTTGCAGAACTTGTCCTCACGCCAATTGCCGTCTAACTACTTTCATTGCATCACATGCCGCCGTGAAGCGGTCGCAACTTCGAGCGTAAAACTTCGGATATGTAAATGCGGTGTGCAGATGTCGGCCGGTGCACTTCCAAGCTTTGATCGGCTCGATCGAGAGATGGTGCTTAATCGCCGCGATGTCTGCATCAGCAATGCTTGCGGCCACTGGGGGACGCATCAGCGCGGCAAGCACGAAATGGACGGCTGTGGGTTACTTAAGAAGCCGTGCAGGATCGACCAAAAGAGAATGCAGCGGTGGTACACAGGACCAGAAGGCCGCCAGTGCTGGACCGCGACTGAGCAGCGAGTGGCAAGCGTCGGATTCCTTGCTGCGTGCTTCCAGCCGGTCGGTGGCACGGAGACATGGCACCGCACTCTATTGCCGTCGATCGAGGGTGCTGGATTTGTTTGCTTCAGTCCGGCTCTATGCAGGGGAGACCGAAAGGCCCTTAGCTGTTGGTCTGGAGTGGGCATCACAGCAGCTAAGCAACTGGCTGATCACGTAGATGTTCTCGTGGCATGGGGGCTTGGAAGCGACCTAGGCAAGGTGCTTCCCAAGCATAACAAGCCGCGTGTTATCAGCGTGTCGCATGGCGATGGTACGTCAGACTGGTCTGGACGAATGATGAAAGGACAGGAGCCATGGACGGATCGAGCGGTCTACATTTGCCCTAGTGCAATTCAAACGGTTCCAGCGTCGCTTCGGGAAAGTTCTCTGTTGATTCCCAACGGCGTGGATCCGGGCCGATGCCAGTCGGCATTGAGCAGAGACGAGGCGAGGGGGCGGCTCGGAATACACTCGGATCAAAAGGTAATCGTATCGATCGCGAGACTGAGTCCGGAGAAACGCATAGGCTTGATGGCCCGCGCGCTCGAGTATTTGCCAAACAACTTCATATTGCTGGTGGCTGGGTCTTCATCGGGATGGAGCCAGGCTCATGGTGGCGAACTGCAGTCGTTCGCGTCGGATCGCTTTCGCTTGCTGCCGCCAGTGGACTCACCAGGAGATTTGCTAGCCGCTGCGGACCTTTACCTGTCATGCAGTGAATATGAAGGGTTCGGATTGAGCGTGGCAGAGGCCGCCGTTGCACAGGTTCCAATCGTTGCTACACCAGTGGGTATTGTAGAAATGGAACCGTCCATTGTTCGCGCTATCGCCATTTCGTCGTCGCCGGCAGAGGTTGCTTCTGCTATTGCGGACGACTTTCGAGATCTAGCGGCGCAGCGTCGACGGGCTGTCCACTCAGCGCAAGTTGTCGGTACACGATTCTCCAAGGAATCGTTCGTCAGGAACTGGGCGGAATTGATTAACTCACTGAGAACCAAGCCATGAGCCATGTGATCGCAAACGTAATTCGGCAGTGGGATGAGTGTGCCAAGGCGGAAAATGCTAAGCAAATGGTGCATCCCCACGATTCAGAAGACGAATTTTGGAGCTCGGGCTTTCGTGCAGCGCAGCAAGTCAGGAAATTACTACGCCACCCTCGCTGTAGGGTGCTCGACTTTGGATGCGGAGTCGGCCGTGTTTCCCGCCATTTAGTCGACGACTGCGAACTCAAAGCTTATGACTCATCAGCATCCATGCTTGAGAAGTTAGGATTGCAGCAGGGGGACTGGATTCGCAAGATTCAACTATGTCGTTCGCTTGATGAGGTTGGACCAGTGGACATCGTGTTCGCGTATTCGGTGCTGATCCATTATCCCTACAAAGCTGGATGCGAAGTGCTCCGGAGCATGGCGGATCTTCTCCCCGTCGACGGCACATTGGCAGTGCAGATCCCGATTTACGAGTTCCGAAGAGAGCCTATCGATTGGATCGACGTCTGCGTCTGGACAAAGTGTGACTTGATGTGCGCCGCGTCGGCTAATGGTCTTGTGATTCAACAATGCTGGAGGCATTCAGGCAGCTTCGGGTTTGATCAAGTGGGGATGCACCATGACAGATTGCAAGTGCTGCGGAAAATCAAATGAACAACCCAAAGCTTGCTGACTTGGTGTCGAGGCTTAAGAGTTTTCGATTCGCAGCGACCTCCGAAGGAGCGTTACAAGACTCGATTCAGACCGCGCTTGCAGAGTTCCCGCGTGTAGAACGAGAGTGCAACTTGAGCAAGCGTGACCGGATTGATTTCCAATGCGGCGAAGTAGGGATAGAAGTCAAGGTGGATGGATCAAAGATCTCAGTGGCTGCGCAGCTACTGAGGTACTGCTCGCACGATCGACTAAAGTCGCTGATCCTTGTAACCACGGTTCCGGGGCACATGTCACTGCAAAACATGCCGAACCGATTTGGCGTCAACATAACAGTCATCTTTGTAGGATTCCAGGCAATATGAATTGGGAAGGAACAGTCGCCAAGGTTGGGCGCGAGTGGATCATCAGAGGAGGAGCAGACGTCCTCTTCCGTGCGCACCGCTCGATAATGAACGCTGGCCGCAAAGAAGGCGTGGTCGTCGTTCCTGATACAGACGAGGCTGCAACAGATATTCTTTGGTTCGCGCAGCGTTTTAAGGTCGACATTCTGGAACCGGCAGAGATCCGCGCTGGTGCGGCTCGGTTCGCTCGGTCTCAGGCCAGTGCGAGCCAAGTGCTGGCACCAAACTATTCACCAAGTCCTATTACGTTCCGAGACGGCAAGGTTCCTCGGCATTACCAGCTAGTTGCAAAAGACCTATTCTTGCGGTCACGGTCACTGCTATTAGCCGATGAAGTGGGACTCGGAAAGACTATCTCTACTGCCGCTGCGTTGCTGTGCCGCGATGTGCGGCCAATGGCGATCGTGCTTCCCGTCCACCTGTCGTCGCAATGGGCGGAGACTTTGCAGGAATTCGTTGGGCAGCTTCGTGTGCATGAAGTTCGGACAGGCAAGATTTACGACCGACCGGAATTTCGTCAGTGTCGCCAGTGCGGCGAATGGTCGGAGCAGCGCGTCATCAGGAACCGCTTGGTTAGTGAATCCAATTGCCAACGATGCGGGCGACGCGTGGTCGGACCGACGAGCGGTCCCGATGTCTACATCCTTAGCTACCACAAGCTCCAGAACTGGGGGCGACGTTTGGCAGACGAATGTAACTCAGTCGTCTACGACGAAGTCCAAGAGCTGAGGCGGAGTAAGTCGGCAAAATGGGAGGCGGCATGCACATTAAGTTCGCGGGTGAAATATCGGCTGGGACTGTCTGCGACGCCGGTATTTAATCTAGGCGGAGAGATCTTTAACGTCATGCAGTGTATTGCGCCTGGGCGACTGGGAACTAAAGAGACCTTCCGAGAAACGTGGTGTTCGGGATTTGTTTCTGAGGGCAAAGAACCGAAATTGCGGGATCCCGAAGAAATGGGTACCTACCTCCGGTCGCAACATTTAATGCTGCGGCGTACGCGGAGTCAGGTGGGCAGGGAACTACCGTCGCACAGTCGCGTAGTCCACGCAATAGAAGCGGATCTAGCTGCGCTAGACAGCATCCGAGGGCACGCAGCGGATCTAGCAAGGATTATCTTACAGGGCAGTAGCGAGCGAGGCGCACAACTTAACGCGTCCGGCCAGTTAGAGGCCATCGTTCGGCAGCAGACAGGACTCGCCAAGGCGCCATTTGTCGCAGGGTTTGTTGAGATGCTGCTCGAGCAGAACACGCCACTCGTGCTGTTTGGGTGGCACAGGGCTGTCTATGAAGTCTGGTTGGAATTGCTCGCCAAGCATAACCCAGTGCTCTACACGGGCTCGGAGTCACCAGCCGCCAAGGCAGCGGCTAAGAATGCCTTTGTGAGCGGAAAAACCGATTTGCTTATCTGCAGTCTTCGCAGCGGCTCGGGGCTCGATGGCTTGCAGTACCGCTGTTCTACAGCGGTATTTGGCGAACTTGACTGGGCTCCTGCGGTCCATCACCAGTGCTCGGGGCGAGTTTACCGAGACGGACAAAAAAACCCATCCATGTCGTACTTCTTGGTCTGCGAGTACCTAACAGATCCGCTCATAGCGCGAGCGCTGGGGCTAAAGAAGGCGCAATCGGACGGGCTTTTGGGAAACCAGGTCGAGTCCGACGCGCCGTTGGATACTTCGCACCACATCAAGGAAATCGCGAGGCAGTACATTGCCAGAAAGGCAGCGAGTTAAGCCCCTCAGCTTTGGCATTTGTGTCAACTAAAACCAATGACGCGTGACAACACTACCAATCGCGAGAACTTGCGCAGTCCGGTCGACTAGGCACCATCGCCTGATCCATATTCGACCAACCCTAAGTATTTGTTATGAGCATGTCAACGCCATCTTTTGCCGTGCCCCGCGATTGGTTGAGGGCCTAGTGGGAGCGATCCCGTGGCGGTTCAGGTCCTCTTGGCCGCCCTGTTTTGGCTTGGAAGTTGCAGTGCAAATTGAAATGTCAAGCGAAGTTCCGGCTAGATTGCTAAATATCGCTAACTACACTATTGATTGTGGGTTATGCGCAATGCAAACAAAAACAAGCAAAACTGAGTCAGCATCAATGCCTTCCGTCGACGAATTGCTCAAGCTAAAGTCTGTGACAGAGGTCGCGAACAAGTTTGGAAAGACTCGGCCAACGGTGTGTCGCTGGATACAGAAGGGCCAATTGCCTGCAATTCGCTCACCGTTTGATGGTCGGTGGCTGATCGACGAGGCGGATTTAGTCGATTTTGCTCCTCCACCCCCTGGCAATCCAAAATGGGTAACGTTAACGATCACCGGGCGGGCCGGATGATCTGGAGAAAAGACATGGATCAAAAAGAAACAGCGGACTCGCAACTTGAGTTCAATGCGTTGTTATGCCTCTGTTCCGAATGGCATGAGGTCGGAAGTCGCGTTACTTGCGATCCTCCGATCATGGACACAGACAGAGATATACTGTGTGTGGTTGACGACTGGCGAGCGTTTATCAGTGATGCGGTTCAAGCAGGTTTTACGGTAGCTGGATCAGTCCCGGCGAATGAGCTTGAGCAGCGTAAAGAGCAATCGCTTTTTACGTCGCTCAAGCGATACGATGACAACTTGATCGTTACCGACGATGAGGGTTTTGCAAAGCGGTTTTTGGTCGCCACAAGGCTGGCCAAAAGGTTTAATTTACGACTGAAGGATGATCGTATCGCACTGTTTCAAGCGGTGCTTTACGGCAACGGCTAGTAGGCATAACGTTAACGATCACCGGGCGGGCCGGATGATCTTCAATTTCAAGTAAGACGCGGCGGCCCGCTCCGTGTGCATCGTATGGTTCTGTTTCTTTAAGGCATGAATATAATGTTGGATTTAGCGAAGATTGAGAGAACGTTTTCCGTGTGCAAGCCAGCGGGCGGCTCGGTAATTCCTGGGCGGTACGTTCGCGGGATTTCGATCGCGGAGGCGAGTTCAAAGGCAACAGATGCGGGCGGCGAGCTTGGCGGTCATGTATTTGCCGAGACGGACGAATCTGGTGAAATCGTACGCGTATTTCATCCGATTGCAGTTTTGCCGACAAACGAAGCTGCTGTGCAGCTTGAAGCGATGTTTGATCGCGATCGCGTAGCGCATTAGCAACTAAGCGCTAGGGGTATTGCACAAAGGCGTTGCCGTGGGTAAATTTAGCCCACGTGTTGCCTAATCCCCTGCTTTCTTCAGCAGAAAGCATACAAACGGATTCTCTGGGCGGCATGACCGTCATCGGAGGAATGCCGTGGAACTGGATATCGCTAGGCCGGTCGGGGGTTCGCAATGTTGACCCTCAGGGATCTTGAGAGCCCCGCTACGAAGATGTTGGCGGCGTTGCTTTTGTCGGGTCGCGATGCGGTGGCGACTGTCGCCGTACTGCGAGTTGCCGGCGCTGAGTATTGGCCAGACGGTGTCATTCAAAAACCGGCACTGCTTGCTGGGCTGCTCCAGTGGTATGAGCGACCGGATCTTCTTCTGAATGCCCTCGTTGAGTCAGGCATTGTTGTCAAAAGCGAGAAGTACGGGTATCTAATCGCTGACTGGCCGAACCTGTGCCCACCGAGCGTAAAAGCCAAACTCAGACGCAGCGGGCGGGATTTTTGCGAAGAGTACTTGCTCGAGATCGAGCACGAGCAGGCGAAGCCCGTGCAAACGCTTTCAAGCGAAAGCGCTGCCGAGCCAGAGGTTCCCGCAATAAGGGTTGTCAGGTGCGTAGACGGCGATTACCCCGTCTTGCAATCGCAGGTGGACCGCTGGCAGGAGGTCTATCAGGCGATCGATGTATTGCACGTGATCGACCGCAGCATGCTTTGGCTAGAGAACAATACAGGGCGAGGTGCTACCAAGAAGCACATGGCAAATTGGATTATTCGCTGGCTCAACAAAGAGCAGAGCGATGGTCGCAGGAGCGCTTCGTACCGCGATCATGGTACCGGTAGGCCAGACGCTGTCGCGAGTAAGCGAGCCAAGCCCCTGTTTTCAAAGGCGGACTCACAATGAATTCCATCGCCGCAAGAAACCCGCAACGAGACAATAGCCAAGAGCAGAAGCACATCGCCAAAGCACTGGATGCGTCAGAGCACGAGGAAGCGCTGATAGCGGCTGCTTTTATAGACATTGCTGCGGTCGACGTAGCTGCAGCGCTGGTGGACGTCCGCGATTTCTTTGATCGCGTACTGGGGCAGATTTGGCTTGTGATGCTTGGATTGCGGGAATCGCAAAAGGGGCAACCAGACTTTGCGGTGATCCGGCGCATGTTGGTGTCGGCCGAGATATACGACCTATTTGGTGGCGATCTGCGGTTGGCCAAATTGATCCAATCCACTCCAAACGCCGCGTTCATCAATTTCCACGCGAAGCAGGTTAGGTCGGCTTCGCACCGCCGGCGGCTGGCAGACTTCGCTAGGCAGTTGTACTCGCGTGCCGTAGACCCTGCGCATGAAACGACGAGTATTGCATCATGGGCGTCTGCATCTATGGACGTCTTTTCCGCTGATCCAACTGAGAGAGTCCAGACGATAGCGGATGCCTGCGACGTAGCGATCGAGAGAGTCGAGCGATCGATGGCCTCGAATACAAGCATGGGGAAGCGATGCGGACTGCGCGGAGTCGACGAAGTCACCGGAGGGCTATTTGCTGGCGAGCTGACCGTGATCGCGGCTCGGACCAGCGTCGGTAAAACCGCCTTTGCGACTACAGTTGCCTACAACGTGGCGTGCGATAACGTGCCAACGTTGATGGTCAGCCTCGAAATGGAGCAATGGGAAGTCGCCATTCGGGTCTTGGCCTCTGAAACGCAGTTGTCGGTCGGGCAGTTCAAGTCAGCAGCGCTGTCCAGCGACGAAATGCTTCTTGCGAAGCAGCAAATCGATGCAATGCGAGGCATCCCGTTCGATATATGGCGGCCTTATCGAGTCACAACTCGGCAGATTCGGGCGAGGGCCAAGATGGCGAAAGCGACCACCGGGCTCGGATTGCTTGTTATCGACTACGTGTCGTTGGTCAGCCCGGACGACCGTCGACTACCTCGCCACGAGCAACTTTCGCAAATCACTAAAGACCTTAAGTCAATCGCTGGCGAGCTTGATGTTCCGGTATTGATGCTATGCCAGATCAATCGCGACGGCGAAGGTAAAGAGCCTGTGCTCAGTAATTTGCGCGAGAGCGGTGCCATCGAGGAAGACGCCAATAACGTGTGGCTGCTGCACCGCGCAACCAGGGATAGCGAAGTCGCAAAATTGATCATTGCAAAAGCAAGAAACGGAGGGACTGGGTATGTTCCACTGAAATATGTGCCGCGATTGGCCACCTTCTACGATGAGGATATTCAATAATTTTTGTATTTACTTTTCGGCTCTTGGGTGATACAATAACGATACAACTAAGGCGAGTTAGGTTTTCAAAGGAAATACTATGGTAGCGTTCGAGTTAGTTAGGCTCAGCGACGAAAATGAATGGCTTGCAGAAAAGAAATTCGTTATTGGATCCAGTGAGTCGGCTGGATTGTTCGGGCTTGGCTACTCGTGTCAGTCGGTCTATGCAATGTGGCTCGAGAAGTCGAAGGACGTAAGAGTACCGTTTGGCGACGACATTCAGCGAGTATTGCAGTACGGTAAGTTAGCCGAACCATTTCTGCGGGAATCGTTCATGTATGAGACCGGTCGTCCATTGCGTTGGGACGACGGATATTGTCTCCGGCGAAGTATAGATTATCCATTTCTTTCGGCGACACTTGATGCGTGGATAGAGCAAGGAAATGAAAGCGAAGCAGTAGAGCTAAAATTCCTCGGGGTTCACCAAAGGTATGAGATTTCGCAGGGAGTTCCGAACAAATTCATGATCCAGATTCAGCATCAGCTTGCGTGCACTGGATGGGAGAAAGGGTGGCTGTTTGGAATGTGTGCAAACGAGCCGTTTATCTATGAGATCCCGAGGCACGACAAGATGATCAAAGCCATCGTTTCGCGCGCCAGTTGGTTCATGGAACTTGTTGATGCAGGGACACCACCTGATATCGATGAGTCGGATGCGACATCTAAAGCGATCTTATCGCAGTTTCCATCGCCAACGCCTAAAACGGTGGCGGTATTACCGGAGCGATACGATCGCTTCGGCGCGATGCTCGAAAGGGTAAAGGGACGGAGGAAGCGGGTTGAAGATATTGAGCGGAAGTTGGCCAGCACAATCAAGGCGGGGATCGGCAATGCTGAATATGGCGTAACGCCAAATGGTTTGGCGTGGAAGTGGGGAGCGAGGGGGAAAACGCGAGCGCTGACAGCCGTGTCAGCACTTCATCCAGAAATACTTAAAGGGGAGTTAGTAGAGCCATGAGTGACAAAAGAACAAACAAACAACCTGTTGAGCTTGTAGCCACCTCGATGCAGGCAGAAGTGATCGTTGACAGCAACACGCAAAAGTTGCGTGAAATGCTCCCAGCTCACATCGACTGGGCACGGTTCCGGCGGATGGCCGTCGAGTGTGTGCGAAAGACGCCTAAGCTGAGGCAATGCACTGCAGTGAGTTTCATTAAAAGCGTGAGCGACGCCGCAAAGCATGGGCTTGAGATCGATGGTCTATTGGGTTCTGGATACATCGTCCCATATGGCGACGAAGCGCATTTTCTGCCGGGGTACAAGGGCTACCTTCAGCTCTGTCGTCGATCGCAGGAAGTCCTGCGGGTGAGTCATGGTGTCGTCCATGAAGTCGACGAATTTCGATACGCGCTTGGTGACGAACTATTTTGTCATCACACGCCTCGCGCTGAGACCGACGAAGATATCGCGGACCGTGCGATCAGATACATCTATGTGATTTTCAAGCTGGAGAACGGCGAAAAGCATATCAATGTCTGGCCGGTAGCTAAGATTCGGCGGCACATGGAAAAGTTCTCGCAGTCGTGGAGGTGGGCTGAAAGTGGCGACAAAAACAAAGGTGGCGGACGCCGGGACAGCACTTGGCACAACCACTTTGCAAAGATGGGCGTAAAGACGGTAATGATTGATTCGCTCTGTTCGGGGGAAGTGCCTATTTCACTCGAAGTCCAAAAGTACGCCGTCATTGACCGCAATCTCGACATGGGAATCGGCATCGATCCTCCCGCAGGTTCGGAGTTGCCTCGCTTTGCAGCGGATGCTGACGACCTGGCGGATCTCATGGAGGATCGTATTGCGATCGATTCGAAGCCTGTTGGGTCGACAATTCGTCCTCTAGCGGCAGGTTCAGTTCGGCAGGCTGATACTGTAGATGCGGCGCATGTGCGAACGGTCCCCAGCGCCAACGCTCGAGTTCAAGCTCGCTCGGATGAATCCATGTACGGCGAAGAGGTGCCATTTTGAGCTGCCTGCAAATTCAAGTTGGAACCCTCGCAACGGCGATGGGATACCTAGCCCACTTTTCGGCTCGGGCTCGAGAGCGAGACATTGTTGAAATACGGAGTGACGGAAAGGGCTCTGTGGTCTTTGAAGTTCGGGACGGATTGCTATGCGGACGCTACAGCATTAGCGTGGATCTACCAGTGTTTCGTATTGTGATGTCGCTGAGCATTTTGTCAGGTGTGGCCAAGACGGCGGCCGACGATGCTGACGTATTCTTCGACTTTAGTGGCGGCAACCTAATTAAGGTCACCGCTGGAGAAGCGGCCTACCGTCTCAACCAACGCGTCCCAGGCAAAGAGGTCGAGGACGAATGGAAGATCCAGTCGATCGTCGACATCAGCGGACCGCTACTGCTTCATTCGGCCAAGATGGTTGCGCATGCAGTCGCGAAACGTGATGGTAGAGTGCCTGCGATGAGAGGTCTCTGCATAGATGTTTCGGTGGAGCGTTTCTGCGTGGTTGCCACCGATGGCAGTCGGCTTGCCGTAGTAGAAAAGCGACGACCAGCGAGAAAGCCAGGAGAACCTGAACTCGGTACAGGAAAGGCAATCATTCACCAAGATTTCTTAGCGTCATTTTTTGCCACGATTGAATCAGAGCAACCGGTGACCCTGCGTTTTTTCTCAAAGACAGTCCAGGTGATCTGCAATCGGCGTTTTGCTCAATTCCCAACCATTGATGCGAGCTTTCCGCCGTGGAGGACCGTCGTCACGGATCAACTGGGCAGCGAGTCGCCTAAGGAAATAGCTACTACGGCTGGGAGTTTGGTAGCAGCCTTGCGGCAGGTCGTTCCGTTTACCGCAACCGAATCAAAAGCAGCAGTGTTGTCGTTTGAAGACGGAAAAGCGCATTTGGAAGTAAATAGCGACCAGTGCGGCGCGGCAAAGACAGAGATCATCACAAGCCGACTGGACGAATTCAGCACGGTTTGCATCGACGGAAAGTATTTAAGCGAAGCCCTTGGTGGGCTCAAACCAGACGAGGAAGTCATATGTCAGATTCGAGCAAATGCGAAGCCAGTAATGCTACTATCCGGAAGATTCCGGGCAGTAATTATGCCAATGCAAGTCACTTAAATCGTCCACAGAGACCTTTTCGGGTGATAGTGACGCGTATGTACAGACAGTGCCATTTCCGATTCGCTAGTCCCACAAGCGTATGTGAGTACGTAAAGTTTACGGGCAGTGATGACGGTTATAAAACGATCGGACCGGCTGAGCCAACCTCCGCAGTCCCCGGTAGCAAGCTAAAGCTAGCCGTCCTAGCGAAGCGATTAGGTGAAGGCCGTGAACTCTGGCACGACAACGACGTCGTGTTGGAAGATCATTTACGCAAACTACTGGAAGCAATCGAATGCACCCGCGAATGAGAGTTCTTGGCATGGACTTGGCCACAAACACAGGGGTTGCGCATAGCGACGGAATGCTAGAAAAGTGGCGGCTGGACGTGCTTTGCACTAGCAATCATCCTGGCGCAAGGTTCTTGGCTCTCGGCCGCAAATTGCATGAGACATACCGAGTCAAGCCCTTCGACTATGTAGCTTATGAGATGGCAGCGATGGGCGCGAATAATCTCGCTACCAGGGCGTTTCACAGCCAGTTGCTCGGTGTGCTGTTCGCGTTTTGTGCCGACATGAAGATCGTCATCTTGCCCGCGCTGAATATCAAAACGATCAAGAAGTTCGCGACGGGAAACGGCAACGCGGACAAGTCGATGATGCTAGCGGCGGCCGCGCGTGAAGGGCTCCAGCTCAACGGTGATAACGACTTGGCCGACGCCTTTTTTGTGTTACGACTGGCAGAGCAGAAGCTGCGTTTATCACGTTTAGAATCGCCATCGAGGTAACCATGTCGGATCCAATTGTAGAAGTGGGGCAGGACGAACTTTTGAAGCTGCGTGCGCTAGCTCAGCATCATCAGGAGATCGTCGATCAGCAAAAGACGGTATCGCGATTGCATGATCGATGGCTGGCAGCGAAAGACGCATCCCTCGCGGCAAAAAAGACCTACGACGAAGCCGTAAATGAACTGAGGGATTGCATCGCCGAAGGGCCAGACTGCCAGTTAAAGTTGTTTGATACGCGTCCTATTCCAGACCAGGACTGGTCAAAGTTCCCGGTCGATCGGCTGGATCTGACTGCGACGCTAAAGAAAAAGATTGCAGATGCCGAGATCAATACTGTAGGCCGACTGAAGGACGTCCTTGCTAGCCGTGATCCAGGGTTTCCTGACGGGCTTGAAAAGGTCAAGGGGTTCACAGCCATCGTGATCGCGAAGCTTGACGCCGCTGTATCGAAGTTTGTGCTGGACGATGCAACGGCGGCTGCGAAGTCCATTGGAGTCGAAGAAGAATTTGACGGGTTGAGCAAAGGTGATCCGGGAAACAGCGGCCATTCGATCCAAGAGGGCCTCGACGAGGCCGAAGAGACAGATCCGTTCTCCGACCAAGAAGCATTGGACGGACCCTGGGCGGACCAAATTCCCGCCAACCAAGTAGAGGCACTGGAGGATAGTAGCAGTGCGTCGTCACCCCAGGGGCGGGTGAAGCTAACGGTCGACGTGGCGAGAATGGAAAGCCTGGGGTTTGTTAAAGGTGCAGAATTCAGTGCTGATATGGTGGGTGACTCCGCCGTGATCACGCTGGAAAGCGGACAAGAGGTCTGTCTAACCGTCAATGAATTCATCGCACTGACTGCACAGGAAGCGACCGCCTAGGCGAAATCGCTAATGCCGATGCTTCTATTCGACACCCAGCGCAGGACGCTGGGTGTTCTCGTTTGGGCGATGCACTGGAAAGCGAATCGGCAGAGTCGTGATATTGGCGTATCCAAATCACACAACCAGGTGCAGCAATGGTCGAGTTCCAGCATACGTTTTCCGCGAATGGATCAGTCGACTTTGAGTTGCCTGGCGGCGTCTTCGCACTGCAAGGAGTGTGCGGTACGTGGAACGGCTCGAGCCTTTCGCTGGATTCGTCCCTCAGTGGTGCGGAAGGAGAATTTGGGGCCGTGACGCAACCACCCGCTCATACCGCCCCAGTTGCAATCACCGCAAATGCTGAGCCTCTGATATTGCCGGGAGGAAATACGATCAGGGTGACGTTGGCGAGTTATGGCGGCACGCCAGTGAAAGTCCTTGTCTCTCGGTGCGAATTCTAAGGAGGGTCAGTGGACCAAAATGCCAATAACAGAAAACTTTGCCAGGTGTTTCGCGAGCGGGTTTGCGCGGTGGCTGTCGGGGTCTACCAATCCGGGCATCCCGAATTATTTTACGATCGTGTCGTTTGGAGAGAGTAATTCAGGCGGCGAAGTAGCTAATGCTAGTGCTACTGCCTGGGAACTTCTACCAAGACCAGAATTGCAGATACTTAATCTCAGCACGAGTTTGTATGCGCCACTGGATATCGGCACCAATAACAACCTTGGCCACTTTGGATTAGATTCGACAAAACATGCTTGGGAAAACGGACTGGCAAATCGCTGTCGGACTGGTTTTTTTGGCTCCAGCAGAATGGCCCTAGTGCAGACCGGACAGGGTGGATCGAGACTCAATCAATGGGGCGCAGTGGGCGCGTACTGGTTAGCTTTTGTCGCTAGAACTAATGCCGCTTTGGCGTCGTCCGAAGATGATGGAAAGATAGCGGTATGGGTGACTTTCGGAATTAACGATATCCTCGCCGGAACAACAGACGCGGCATTCGAGGTTGGATTCACAGAGTTGTTGGGCAGAATCAAAGCACAATTGCCCGGATGCAGAATCTATGTCTCCAAGTTGATGACAAACTCGGACCAGAAAATTGCATATAATCTAAAGATAGATGCAGTTGCAGCGGCAGATGTCGATGTCGTTGCGATTGACATTACTGGATTGACTACACAGGACACGCATCATTGGGATTACGCCAGTCAGAAGAATCTAGCAAACCGAATCTGTCGAGCCATGTCGTCCGATTTCTCCGGCCTTGGCCAGATTACATGGTCCAACTTTGTTGGCAGTAATGGTGAGTTTTCGACCACCGCCACTGCGAATGTTGCAGTATCCACTACTCCGATTGATAGCAGCGAACCATTCGCAGTTGTGGCCGGAGTCCCTAGCGTGAATGGTATTGTTGTCACACTGTCGTCAGATAGCGTGGCGAGACCCTGGGGAACTAATATCAATCGCGTGGCGGCGTGGTATTTATTTATAACTACAGGCATCTTGTACGGAGCTGTCGGGGCTGCTACAGCCGTGGTGCACGCCACGGGATTGCCAGCCACTGCGATTGTACGGGCGCAAAAATCAGGCAACGATATAGTGCTGCAAACGTCGATTGATGGCGGTGGTACTTGGGTGACAGCAACAACGTTAACAGGCGTTCTTTCCGGTGTTCCCAATGTATGGGTTAAAGTGCAATCATCGTCAATAGCAGTGGCGTCTATGGACGTTACGCTCGGATACTAAACGAACTGACACAAAAGGCTAAGCTGACAAAGATGAACTACGCACACCTTTTACCCTTACTTAACGAAAGCAAAACCGACGCAGAGATTGCGGCGTACCTTGCCGAGTCGGTCAGTGTACCGAGTAGTCGAGGTCGACTTACTCATACTTGGGTCGCAGAAAATATATCATTAGCTGTGGCTGACGGTATTTACAACGCGATCAACGCAGTCAGCACACCTTCTGCTTTGCGATATGTAACCGGTAATGGTATCGACACATCAGCGGTTTTGTGGAAACAACAGGCCGAAGCTGTAGCGGCAAGCAATGCATCCTTGGCGCCACTCTTGCCTGCACTGCGCGATTTTGAGTTGGCGATAATGCCACGTTGGCAAGTAGTTGGGATGAGCGAAGCACCGACAGCGGAAAGCGTTCACGAAGTGATCGAAACAGAAAAATTGCGAGTGATTAAATCGCAACTAGAAGACGATGCTACGGATCGGATGCAAACGTACAGGGAAGCATTATCATCGTGGGATGGGAGCGGCAATGAGCCGGTGCTGTAATGCCAACCGTATACCCAACAGTAGCCGGGCCCTACTCAACGCGATCCTGGAATAATGACGCTACCGGAGCGGCTTATGGTGGGCCTCCGCTAGCAGGCGATATTGTGCTGTTCAACAATCTTGCAATCACGCAGGACCAAGATATCACAGTGGTCGAGATTTCCAATAGGGCAGGGACTACGGCGGTAGTGGGTGGGACTCTCGCAAACAGTAGCACGTGGGCCATTAACGCGAATATCACAGGTGGGTCAAGTACTTTTGCCACTTTAAGTGGTGCGGTGACCAGAGCAATAAACGGAAATGTAGTGGGCGGATCGGGTAGCAGCACACAAGTACTGATTGTCAGTGCCGGAACGCTTAATCTAACCGGCAACGTCACCGGTGGATCGGCTGCCGCAGCTCGGGGAGTCATGACTAGTGGATCGGCAAATTGCACGATTGTCGGTGAGATTTTTGCTGGAATCAGCGATGCGATAGCTCACCAAAGCACCGGCACTTTCACAATAAATCCGCCAAGCGGGTTGCTGCAAAGGTCAGGAACGTCTTTTATTCGAATGGCTGCCATTTCTGGACTGCTGGTAGTCAACGCAAACGTAACAGGGTCAGCCGCAACGTCGGGATCAACGATTCAGTTTATCAGCGGCAGGGTTTTCATAACCGGCAATGTCACGGGAGGCGGCGTTTCCGGTTCCGATGCGATTATTGGCACCGGCGTGGGAAACTCGATGACGATTGTTGGCAATGTACTCGGCGGCACAATCGCCAATGCAAGAGCAATTGATTGGTCAACCGGAAGCTCAATCTACATCGCGGGAAACGTCACAGCCGGAGCAGACGCCATCGCGATAA